TGACTTGACTAGCCAATCAGAATGATTGCTGCTGCTCTACAAAGATGGCCTTAATGGAAGGTTTTAACGGCGTAAATGCTGGCATCGCGCAGGCTCGTTATGAGAATGCTATGAATACTGCTTCCATTAATCAGACCACCAATGCTGGCGTACAGAAGATTATTGATGCTATTACTGGCAATCGTATGGCTGATATGCAGAATCAGATTGATGCTCTACAGCTACAGAATGCTCTAAATGGTGTAGTACGCTATCCTTCCGGCTGGACTTATAATGCTGGCAATAATCCTTTCTGCAACAATAATGGTTGCGGTTGTAATGGATTTAACATGTAATTAAACACCGAACACATCTAGTGTGTCTAGTTTAATGAGGCACTTGTTTTCGGACAAGTGCCTCTTTTTTATTATAGGAGGAATTAAAATGATTCAAGCTTATAGTGATGGCGTAACAGTCGCCGCGAATGGTACTTATCCTTTAAATAATGTAGTTTTCCTAAAAGGTAATACAGCAGTTGCCGCGGGTGCTGGTGGTATAGCCCTAACAAAACGTGGTATTTACAATGTTCATGTTAATGGTTTTGCTACTTTAGCTGACGCTGGCGATTATTCCATTCAGCTGACTCGCAATGGTGTGCCAATGCCACAAGCTATTAGCACAACTGCTCTTACAGCCGCAGGCTCTGCTAATGGTGCTTTTGAAACATTAGTCGTAGTAGAAGAAAGTGATTGTCCTTGTAATTGGACTTCTGCCGCAGTAACTATTGGTGTTATTAATCCCAGTACAGTAGAGGCGACAAACGCATATATTAATGTAGTTGTTTCTAAGTTAGTATAAGGAGGGACAGTTTATGGCTCAAAACAATCAAGAACTACAAACTCTCTACTCCGAATTAATTAATAGAATGAAGCAAGGCGTAGAGATGCACGAGCAACTTGCTGATTACTATGCTTTTTTAAATTTGCCTGGCTATCAGAAGTGCCATGAATATCAAATGCTTTGTGAATTACTTACTTATCGTAAAGCAAAAGATATGTATATGAAAGAGTATAATCAACTCGTTCAACCTACATATATGGTTAGCGGAATGCTCTCTAATATGACCAATATGGCAAATAATAATAACAATAATAACAATCATAACCAAAATAATAACAACCAAAACAACATGAATAATAATGGTATGAATAACATGACAAATATGACCAGTATGATGAATAGTGGAAAAAATTATGCTAATAATGTTATTCCTACAAATTGGTATAGTTATACTCGTTATGATGTAGATCAAGGTACGAAGCGCACAGCGGTTAAAGACGGTTTCAAAAAGTGGCTAGAGTATGAAAAAGAAACTCGTCAGTATCTATCTCAAATGGCACAACGCTTGGAGCAAATGAATGAACGCGAAGCTGCGCGCAAATTAGACCATTTAATTGAGCATGTAGAAAAAGAAATTGCTACTGCTGAAGATAAGATGATGAACCTTGAAAGCACTGGTTATGATATGAATTATATTTTACAGCAACAAAACGAATTAAAACAGCATTATGCTGAAAAGATTCGCACAATGAATGAAAAGAATCTTCAGTTCCGTCGTCGTGGCGATGGCAATTATGCTAATTACAATTTTGATGATGACGATGAAAACGAAGAGGAATATGGATACTACCCTTATGAATATAGGAGAAGTTATCCTAGATATTATCGTTATTGATAAAGTGGGTGATGAAAATGATTAGGCTAATTCAACGTCGTTTAATCATTCCTCGCGGCGACACTGGCTCTTTTACAATACCAACTTTAGGAACGGTGGAGGAAGGAGATATAGCGATATTTTCTATTTATGATCCAATGACACGCTCTACAGTTTTTGAAAAAGAAATACCCGCTACAAATGAAACTATTACTGTTGAATTTGAGCATAAGGATACAGTAAAATTAGAGTGCAAAAAATATCTTTGGGACATAAAAATTTATAAAAATCCACAACGTGATGAAGATGGCCTACTCATTGATGGAGATGAAATCAATTCTTATTACGCGGCCTTCTCTCTTCCAATTTGTGAAATTAAGGAAGTGACTCAAAATGTGTAAAGAAAGATGGCGCACAAGAGATTTACTTCTAGAATATGACTCACGTATTATGCCTCCAAGACCTCGTGCCGCAGGTCTTGGAATAATTTATCCTTGGGAAAATGCACCCATTAGTAGTTTAGTTAAACAGCTATTTATAATTGCGGCTGGAAGTGGTTATCATGGCACAGAAACTGATTTTAAAGAACATTTTGGTGCATATTTAAGTAATAAACAAATTATTTTTGATTCATTTATAAACTTTCCAGCTGTTGGTTCAGAAGAATATCTATATTTTGATTTAGATGAAAAGATACTTTATTATTGGGACAAAGAATATATCCCAGTTAATGCAATGCTTATTGCTAATACTACTATAGATGGGGGTGAAGCATAATGGCACAAAATAGTGTAAAGGCCACTTTAATTATTCGTAATGATTCCGCGGCCAGCTGGGCGGCTAAAAATCCTAAATTGGCGCGTGGTGAAGTTGGTATTGAAATAGATACTGGCTTGGTTAAAGTTGGTGATGGTACTACTAATTTTAATGGATTAGATTATATTAATACACATAATGATGTGGATGGCATATTAACGACATTAGTTAATAATAAAGTAACTGTCGCAGATTATGGCAAAAGTTATTGGTATTATGATGAAAATAATCTTGAAGAAGTTCAAGTTAATGAAACAGATTTAACTAAATGGCCTACTAGAGTAGAACTAGAGGTAAAAAACGGCGTGGCTCGTTGGGTGCGCCCAAAATCTACTTATAATCCTATTCAAGGTACTTTAGATGGTGTTTTAGTTACACTTGCTCGTGATCCGCAAACAAATAACGAAGCTTCTACTAAAAATTATGTAGATACAACAGTAGCTAGTGCTATTGCAAATGTAGACCATTTAAAGCGACGCATAGTTACAACTTTACCAACAGTAAGTATTGAATCTAATACTATATACATGATAAAAGATGATACGGCCACAGGAGCGGATAAATATAAAGAATATATCCTAATTGATGGAACACTTACTCAAATTGGTGATACATCAGTAGATTTAACTAATTATGTTCAAAAACCTACTGTTCAAAATGCTGGAAATTTGGTAAGTGTCGCGGCTGATGGCAGCTTAATTGATAGCGGGGTCGCAGCTAGTGATATAGGTAAATTAAATATAGCTACAACTTCTGTTTTAGGCGGCGTATATTCTAGTAATGCAGATAATAGTGTATCTGTTGATTCTATAACAGGTATTATGTCTCTTAATCGTGTATCAACTACAAAATTATATGTACCAGTTGGAGACGAATTTATTCTTAATGGTGGAACGGCTTAATGGAGGTGAGATAGATGCCTAGTAATACAATACATACAAGAATACAGTTGAAATATGATACTTTAGCTAATTGGATGCGTAGTGATTTTGTACCATTGAAAGGCGAAGTTTGTATTGCTGAAATACCTACTGGGGCTACCGCAAATCCGGATGGTAACACTTTATCAAATAATCCTCCAGCTATAGGTATTAAAGTTGGTGACGGAATAACAGGCCATACTTTTTCTGTATTACCTTGGATTCAAGCAATTGCTGGAGATGTTTATGCATGGGCTAAGGCCTCTACTAAACCGTCATATACCGCAGCAGAGATTGAAAATATAGATTCTTATATTGCTGAACGAATTCAAGATACAGACACACAATATAGGATTCAAGCTGGTACTGGTGACGACGCAGGTAAGTATTTCTTACAATCTAAAGCTAAAAATGCGGATGATAATACTTATACAACCGTAAGCACTATTGACTTATCTAGTGTACAAGACGCTCTAGAATTTGATGGCACTTATGATGCGGATACTAATAAAGTTGCTACTCAAAGTACTGTAACAAATGCTATTAATGGTCTTACCGATACGCTTACTGGGACTCCAGGAGCAAGTAAAACAATTACAGCTTTTGATGAAGTAGATGGTAAGGTCACAGCTACATTTAGTGATATTTCTATTACAGAATCTCAAGTCACTAATCTAACTAATGACTTGGCCGCGAAAGCGCCATTAAATTCTCCTGATTTAACTGGCACTCCAACAGCTCCTACAGCCGCAGCGGGTACTAATAGTACTCAAATTGCAACAACTGCATTTGTGCACGATGCTGTTTCTGGCTTATCTGGAGCAATGCATTATCAAGGTAATGTTGAAGCTGATCCTACTATAACTACACCAACAGGAGATTTTAATGCTGGTGATGTCGTTACTTTTCAACAGTCGGAGTATGTGTATGATGGTACTAATTGGCGCGAACTAGGTAGTGAAAGTTCATATGCTCTAAAAACTACTACTGTAACCGGTACAGATGGACTAGCAGGTGGTGGAGCACTTAGTTCCAATCAAACCATTACGCACGCAGTTCCTAGTGGAGCGACTGCTAGCACAAAGGGCACGGCTGGTGGCCGTGAATATATCCAAACGATTACGACAGATAAATTTGGCCATATTACGGCAGTAGCTACAGCCACTGAAACAGTTACTGACACTACTTATACATTCGCTGAAGGCTCTACAAATGGTGAATTTTCAGTTACTCCAACTGGAGGCAATGCTACTCAAGTAAAAATTCATGGATTAGATTCTGCTGCGTATAAGGATGTTAGTACCGCTATTCCATCTTCAGGTACAACTGATGATACAAAATTACCAACGGTTGAAGCTGTAAAAGGGTATGTAGGCGATATTGTAACAGCTTTAGATTCTTCTGTCGCCGCTACGGCCGCCACTAATGATGAATATTATGTTCTTACAGGCGTTACTCAGGCTGATGGAAAATTATCTAATAAAACAGAAGTAAAATTAGCTAAAATAGCAAAAACTGGTAGTATTTATGATGTAAATGAGCATAGTACTACTACAACTGGCAATGTTAGTTATTTATTATTTGACTGTGGTTCAGCTACAGTTTTAACCGACTGAGAGAAAGGAGGAAATAATTATGGGACTATTTAATTTTGGAGTGGCTACAGAGGCTAATGATTATATTGCTGACACCGAAGATCAAGTTTGGATTAAGGGCGATAATGGACAGTTAACTTTATTGGAGGACAGCACAAATGAAAGTAATAAAGAATAAAAATACAGGCGTAGAAGTAAAAATACTTCAAGTCTTTTTAAATGTAGATGTAGACGGTAAGTTTGGTCCCAAAACCGCGGCTGCACTTAATAGTTGGAAACAATCATTTGGTTTGACACAAAACGGAGAAATGGATGAAAGCGATTGGAATATATTAGCAAAATCTCTTCCAACTATTCGTAAAGGTGATAAAAACAAATATGTTAAAATGTGGCAACTTTTTCTTGGAATTACAGCCGATGGTAGTTTTGGAGATAAAACCAAAGCTTCAACCCGCGCATATCAATCTTCTGCCAAATTAACAGCAGATGGAGTGGTCGGACAAAAAACTTGGGTAAAAGCACTTTCAAATGAAGTAGAAATAAAACCAGCTGCCCCGGTTCAACCAACTGAAAAAAAGAATCTACAGCCAATTAATTTTAAACAATATGATAGTCGTTGGGGTTCTGTAGTATTTACTAAAAATAATACTTACAATAAAAAGCAGACAATTAAAAATTCTGGTTGTGGCCCTACTTCTATGGCGGATATAGTTGCTACTTGGTGGGATAAGAGTGCCACTCCTAAAACACTCGCGGCATTAGCCGTAGCTAAAGGATATCGCACTGCCAATAGTGGCACTGCTTGGGGATTTTTTAAATTTTGCGCGAACAAGTATGGAGCAAGCAAGTTTATTCAAACAACTTCATTTGCTACTGCTGAAGCCGCAATTAAAGATGGCGCATATGTCGTATGTAGTATGAAACCTGGCTTATGGACTAAAGGCGGCCATTATATTTGCTGGTGGTGGGTAGATGATACATATGTATATGTAAATGACCCAGCTAGCGCTAAAGCCGCTCGCGCGAAAGCAAAAAAGAATTTAATGAAGGACCAATGTAAGCAATACTTCATTTTTTATAAATAAAGCGAGATTTTATATCTCGCTTTATTTTTTTAGGGGTGATAATATGACAATTGCTGATATTAGTGTACACCAAGGGAAAGTAGATTGGGAACAAACAAGAAAAAACTTAAAACTAGCTATCTTTCGTTCTAGTATAGGAGAAAAAGAAGATACTAAATATATATTTAATGTTACTAATTGTAAAATGCCTTTTGGTGTTTATCATTATTTTTATGCTGGCACAAAAGAAGAAGCAGAAACAGAAGCAAAAGCATTCTATAGTATTGCTACGCAAAAGAATTTTAAACCGCTTTTCTTCTGTTTAGATATAGAATATAAAGCTCAAAATTCTAAAACTACAAAAATTGTCTGCGAAACTGCATTAACAACATTAAAAAAATTAGGTGCGAAAAAAGTTGGATTATATATAGGGCAAAGTCGCTACCCTTATGTAAAGGATATAATTAATAAATTTGATTTTATTTGGATACCAAGATACGGAAAGAATACTGGTTATATTGATATGGCTTATAAGCCGAAGTATCCGTGTGATATGTGGCAATATACTAGTAATGGAAAAGTTCCTGGAATTAAAGAACGAGTAGATTTAAATACTTTAATGGGAAGTAAAACACTGGAATGGTATTTAAAAGAAGAAATAATAAAGGCTAAATTTACTTTTTATTATTTAGGCACTCGTACTATCCGTATTAAAAACCAAGGCGATGATGTTAAAGAATTACAAACATCATTAAATAAATTAGGATTTAATTGCGGCAAAGCAGATGGAAAATTTGGAGAAAAAACTAAAGCCGCTTTAAAAAAATATCAGAAAGCACGCGGTTTAACCGCAGATGGAGTGTGCGGGAAACAAACCGTCAAAAAATTATTGGCTGAAATGGATGCCAAGTAGGTGATTTTATGGCAAAAGAAACCATAAAAACGAGAATTCAGTTGAAAAATGATACTGAAGAAAATTGGAATAGATCTGTATTATCTACAGATAATACTGCTGGTACTAAAGAGTCTGGTAATTCATTTATTCCACTAAAGGGTGAGGTTATCATTTATTCAACTGATGACACTCACCCTTTTTCTCGTTTTAAGGTGGGTGACGGAAAAACAGATGTTATAAGTTTGCCCTTCATTTCGGCAGCTTATGCAGATAATTCTGCTACAACAAATAATTATACAGTAAATAGTAATGTCCCCTCCAATGCTGTATTTACTGATACCGTAGTAGAGCTGATTGATATTACTGAAAACGGGGGTGTTTGATATGCCTTTATATTTAAATGGGAAAAAAATAGCCCCAGTAAAAACGCAAAAGCCTAGTAGCGTAGATGGATATACTATTTATTCAGGGCCTTATGTGGTTGATCCGCTAACTGCTACAGACACCACCCTCGCCACAGAATCAAAAATTTTAGAACAAAACGTAGTAATTCATAAAATACGTTTTGAAGAAGTAAGCAATCTATCTGGCGGTACTACCGCTTACATAGGAATATAATTGAGGTGAGAATAAATGCCAAACCAATATATAAATAAAGTTATTTATGGCAATCAAACTTTGATTGATCTAACTAATGATGACGTTACATTAAATGATGTATTAGCTGGTAAAAAGTTTCACTTACCTAGCGGCGAACTTGGAACTGGTACTTGTAGCTATGATGCAGATACGAGTGATGCAACAGCTGTTGCTGCGGAAATTTTAGCTACAAAGACCGCTTATAAGAATGGTAGCAAATTAACTGGTACAATGACTAATAATGGTGCTGTTGCTGGAACTATTTCTACTAAAACTGGACAATATACAATACCACAAGGATACCACGATGGTTCTGGTAAAGTTAGTATTGCTAGCGCCGAACAAGCTAAACTAATTGCCACCAACATTAGAGAAGGCGTGACCATTTTAGGCGTTGCTGGTAGTATGAGTGGTAATGAAGGTGTTAAAGCCACTTCCGCTTCCGTCACTCCATATACTACAGCGCAATCTATTGTTCCCGCTGATTTAGGTGACTATAATTCAATTACACAAGTAAATGTTGCGGCTATTGCCTATACAGAAGTAGATAATTCTGCTGGCGGCAAAACAGTCACTATTGGTACAGTAGCTCCAGCTTAATAAAATTAAGGAGGTAATATTACGGTGAGTAATCCATATGTAAATAAAGTTATTTATGGTAATACAACCATAATGGATATTTCTGATACTACTGCGGTAGCCTCCGATGTTGCCTCTGGAAAATATTTTTACGGAGCCAATGGAGAAAAAATAGCGGGTACAATAGCTTCTAGGAGTGCTTCAGATTTAACAGCTTCTGGAGCAGTAGTTACTGTGCCCGCGGGCTATTATGCTAATCAAGTAACAAAATCAGTTACTACTATGACTCTTCCGACGGCTGCGGCTACAAGCGCGACTTCCGGTTATACTTCCAAAGCGACAATTGGCCGCAGCACTTCAGCACAATATATAAATATCCCACCTGGATATAATGAAGCTGGTGGCTATTATAAAATCAGCGCGACACCAAATGGTACTGCTACTGCTCCTACAACAATTAGTAGCACTGCCGCTACAGTTTCTACAGGTACGAATACACTTACGCTCACAAAAACAGTAAGTGTTACTCCAAGAATTACCACTGCCGGTTATATTAGTAGTGGCACCGCAGGAAATAGTAGTGTATCTTTAACGGCAACTGTAGCCACGCAGGGCGCCCGTGTAATATCCCCTTCTACAACTGATCAAATTATAACAAGTGGAACTTATTTAACTGGAAATACAACAGTTAAAGCGATTCAGATTTCTAATCTCACTGCCGCGAATATAAAATCAGGTGTTACGGTAAAAGTTGGAGATGAATTAGATGATGACTGTGTAGCGGGAATAACTGGAACTTTTACAAGTGATGCAACTGCTACAGCAGAAGATATAGTTAGTGGAGAAACCGCTTATGCAGATGGCAGGCAAATTACTGGAACATTAGTAATAAATAAGTATTATACTGGTTCTACTGCACCAGCTTCGTCTTTGGGAGAAGATGGTGACATTTATATACAACAATAAGGAGGAATAAATAATGTCACAACCTATTAATGTGCGAGATACACTAACATTTGTTCCTTCTGGTTATAGTAGTGCTCATTCTTCTTATTCTAGCATTAGTAGTAGTTATCCAGTAACAAATGGTTATACTGATTCTTCATCTAATTCTTATGCTTATATTACTTGTAATACTGGTTCGCGCGCAACAACATATATTTCTTATACTTTTGATGTTTCTGAAATACCAGAGAATGCTACAATAGATTCAGTTACTTGCTCTGCTAAAGTTAGAGTAAGTAGTACTTCTTATATTTCAACCGCGACGCTTCAATTATATAGCGGCTCAACAGCAAAAGGAAGTAGTACTAGTGCTAGAACTACTACTGCTACATCTTATAACTTAACGCCAGGCTCTTGGACTAGAACTGAATTGAATGATATACAAGTACGCTATACTGGCACTCGTGGTACCAGTAATACAACTCGTGCCGCGTATTTATATTTCTATGGTGCTACACTTTCAGTTACTTATTCTATTACTGGAACACAATATACATTAACTGCCGTAAGCGAAGTTAATAATGCAGAAATAACTCCACTCGCTGCGAATGTAATGAATGGTGAATCACAAGAATTTATTATTCAATTACATGATATAACAGTTGAAGATATAAAAGTAACAGATAATGATGTAGATGTTACTTCTTTATTAGAATTACATCAAAGTGGCGAAGGGGGAACATTTTCCGCAGTACCAGCTAATGATTTTACTACCGGTTTTTCCACTTCCGGCGCGAATTTTTATCAAAACTCTAGCACTACTAGTACTAGCTGGTTAGAATACGCTATTGGCCATTCAGCAGAAAATCCTTATTCAACTTCTAACACATCAAATACTTATGTAAAACCTGAAGGCGATACTGGTTGGATAAATTATACTTTTGATTTTAGTTCAATACCAGCAAATGCTACAATTACTGATATGACAGTCAATGTATATGGCGCGCGCGAAAATAGTACAATTGATTCCGATCACGTTGCTCGTTTTCAATGCTATTGCGGTTCAACAGCAAAAGGTTCTATACAAAACTTTACTTCTACTTCTAATAGTTTAGTTACTGTAACTAACCCTGGAACTTGGACGGTAGAAGAATTACAAGACGCACAATTACGCTTTGAAGTTGGTTATTATGGCGGCCGCATGCTAGGTATTACTTGGACTGTTGAATATACGACACCTGCAGAGGACTACTACACTTATACTCTAACGAATATGAGTGCTGACCACACGATTGTAATAGAGCAAGCGGGAACCTTTATTCCTCCAGAAGAAGACCCGGAAAAAGTATACTATCCAATTACTATTTCTT